CCGCAAGGTGTTCATTTAGCGCGTCCTGCGCTTCTTGGGAGTCGATACCCCCATCAAGAACTGCGTCTAAGATACCCTGCATTTCGGATGTGATTGCGTAGAGCGACATTAGAAAGGAACCTCCTCTTTCACCGACTTCTTGGAATTGCCAAGGACGCGCATGATTTGAAGCGTGTCACCAATGCGCTCGACATCAAGGGTGATTGACTCGTTGACAGTCTCACCAAGCAGGGTCGCGTACTCCTCCACGCTGGTCGCAATCCACGCGACGCCATGCTCTCCTTCAGCCTGGATGGCGTAAGGCTTGCCCGGACGCGCAACCACGCGCAGGATTTTGAACACCCCGGCGTACTCTTCGGGGTAAGCGTCGCTGACAATCCTGTCCTTGACAGGCTCTGCCTTGGCAGGTGCTGCCTTTGCAGGGGGCGCAGATGCCTTAGGAGCGGCCGGAGTCGCACCCTTGGCTTCTGTTGGCTTGAACGTCTTGCGAGGCTCAGGGCGGTCATTACGGTCGCCGCTGCTGCCGGCGTTGCCGTCATCGTCCTCCTCGCCGACAATCCCGGTAATGGCTGCAAGCGAGTAACGGCGCAGGTAGGTGATGCTTGACCCCAACTGCTGCACCGTTGCACGATCAGGCAAGGCAGACCAAATCGTTTCAGCCATCCATTCCCCGCTTGAATGCAACAGGGTGGTGGTCACGCCAACCGAGCCGCCATCGTTGCTGACAGTCTGAACTGCGCTGATACCGTGCGCTGCAAGTGGTGCGCGTACCGCGTTAATGATCGCACCCAGGCTGGCGTACCGCGACTTGAAGTGCGGGTTAATTGCGTCCAAGTTGGGGTTCTTGATGTGGCCGTTTGCCGCCGCCAGTGCCTTCGCCAACTCTCCGATTGTTTCGCTACGTTGCAAAGTAAAGTCCTCTCTAGTGACTACGCGGAACGCCGCGCACGACTGACACAACATGTGTCAATGTGTCAAATATACCAACAAGCAACCTACTGTCAACCTGTAATGTAAATGGATATGCGAGATTCAGCAGTATTTCCGTATGTTTTGGTAGCAACAAGACTTACGACCTGCGAGTCATCGGCGTAAATAATCCCTGTCAAGGAATCAAGGACAGCGCGGCACAGTTTGTCGATGTCCGGCTTGCCTGGGTGGGTTGCAACGCCAGCGCGAAGCACACCCTTTGCGTTGTAGTGGCTCTTTGGCCTGACGAACGTAAACGCAATCGACACTCCCACCGTCCCGTGCGTTGCGCCTTCAGCCCACACCTCACGCGCTGCAAGGGCTACCGTTGCTCTGTAGGGCTTCACGCGAGCGCAAGACTCTACGAGGGCAATGCGTCCACCTCGCGTCCTGAACGCCTTCTTGCTGCCCTGCGGAGCGGCGACACCAAGTACACGGAACTCAATCATCATCGGTTCCACGCGCCTTGTATCGGTTGGCTATCTCGCGAGCAAGTTCAAGCCGCAAGTATTTGATTTCTTCAGACGCTTCAAGTAGCAGCGGATCGGTTGACTCGGAAGTCGCGATGCGGTCAACGATGTCTTCGATCTCGATCATCCTTGCCCCTCGTACCAAACTTTGTCAAGTTTTTCAACAAATTTACTTCTGATCGTTTCCCTCAAACAGTCGCTTTCCGCTTGCGCTTTCGCAAGTTTCGCTTCAAGCAATTTGATTTGTAGTTCAAGTAATAAAACGTCCCTGCCGGGGGAACGCCCCCCAGCAGGAACGCCGCAAAAACCATCGTCAGGAGTTGGCATTGGCAACCTTGGCTTTGTGCCGGCTACCACGCAAGATCCGCGACACGCTGCCGGCACTGATGCCGTACTTCACGGCAATATCGCACTGGCGCATCCCGGCTTCCTTGTCAACACGCACACCCTCAACAATAAATGGACTCAATTTTTTCATGGCACTTTCCTGTTAATGGTTTGAAGCAATGACTTGATCTCTTCCGCTGCCTTCGCCCTGTCGAATTCTACCCCGCTGTCAATAACCCCGCCAATGACTCCAAGCATCTTGCTTTGGTGTTGAATGTCCCTGATCTGTGCGCGTAGTTGCGTCACGATTAGGCCGCGTTCGTTGAGGAGCGATTCGTAATAGCCTGGTGTTGGTGTACTCATAATCCATCCTTATGTCTCACGATTCGGTACTTTTGTTCAGCCCTGATGCTGACCCTGATCCTGTCGTTCACCTCAGACCCTTGCACTTGGGCATAGATCTGCGCAATTTGATTGCCGTCCTCGTCATTGATAATGACCGAGTCACCCCATTTTCGGAGGGTCACGGTCAAACAGCCGATTGGTATTTTAGGAGACATATTTGATCTTGGTTGATGGTTCACATTTGGTGATAAAGTTGACACATTTATTAAGCAAATCGTCGCGCACGGACTCAAGGGTGTCATCCGGGTCGCGGACACACAGACTTGAAAACCGCGTTCCATCAATCCCCGTAGGCGTTGAACTGACAAGGTAGACGGATGACCGCCAGTACTGAAATACAGGATTGCCGTCACCCTCGTCAACGCGGTGCAGCATGGGGTCGCCGGCAACAATGATGACCGCCGGCAAACCGACATGCTTTGCCAGCCCCTCCCTGATGCCGCGCTCGTTTAGGAACGCGGGAATGCCTGTTGCGTGTTCCCAAGAAACGTCTTCCATGACAGGCCGAGCCCATCGGTTGTCATCGTCTTTCATTACTGGTTCTCCTTGTAGCAATCCCAGCCGCGTCTTGCGGCTTCTGCCATTGCCGCTGTTCGGTCAATGCTCACGACATCCTTTTTGTAAGTTCCGCTGACATAAGTGCAGGCGATTCGCCTCGCCTCGTCGCGCTCGGCGGTGAGGGTTGTGTCAATCTCCTTGTTAGGTGGCAGCACATCCATCACGACGAGATCATCAAGGTCATTCCAAAAACAGGTGTCTGCGAGTTCGTTGCGGAACTTCCCCACCTTGCCGTTTGGGGAGATTTCAAGCAGCGTCCATTCGCTGCGTTGGATTCGCGTGATCATGTCAGTCAGCAGTAGCCGCTTGCCTTTGAGTTTTCCCCATTTGTATTCGCTCACTTGCCGTCCTCCTTTTTGTAGCAGTCCCAGCCACGGGATTTCATGTACCGGATGGCGATCTCTTGGAAACGATTGCTGTCCACATACATCAAGACGGTATCGGCTGAATCAACCATCGCTGCGAACTCACAGCAAGAACGCCTCGCCTCGTCGCGCTCCGTGCGGAGCGTGTCCACTTGTTTCGTCAGGTAGTCAATCTCCTTGCACAATGTCGCTATGTCTCTCAGGTCGCTCATGTCGTTTCCTCGCCAAGTGTTTCTTTCCATTGCTGTAACGCCACCTTGTGCATCGTTTCGGTCAGGTCGCACAAACTCCTTAAACGCGACACTGACACAAAGAACAACGCGTCGCTTGATCCTTCCTTTTCCTCTGGTCGCTTTACCGTAAAGCAAACCGTTGGCTCATCATCTGCGCCAAGATTTAGTGACTCAAACCATGCGATCAGGTCGCGGGTTGGGCTTTCGTTGTCACCCTCGTACCGATCAAGGTAAATGTGTAGATCGCCAGTTATGTTGTTGGTTTGCAATTTCATGCCGTCCTCCCAAACAAGGTTGTTGGTATCGGTAATGTCCACACACGCGCTGCTCGGCCTGACCGTGTTGGTCGCTTGCCGTCAGCAACAATCAGTCCATCGTTCATTAGGCTGTTGACACACGCGCTGCAAGTCTGATGTGTCAATGACAACCGCACCTCAAGTTCGTCGCAAGTGCCTGGTTGTTGAGTAATCGCGTCAAGCACCAAGGCGTTTAGCGTCCCAAAGCGTGGTTGAATGTCTGACCAGGCTGCGTCTTGTGTATCCCACCGCGTTGCTTGCCGGCGCGTACTGCGCGGTTCGTTGCCGTCTGTTGACTTGTTCATGCGTCCTCCGGTGAACGATCTGCAATGTACTTGCGTACCTGCTCGGCGTCTTCAATGGCTGCGCGTACCTCGGCCATTGGAAAGTCTGACGGGACAATGTCTTGGTCAGTTAGTTCAACGTCATCAAGGGCAATCTCAAGGATGTTCCAAGAGATTAATTCCCAGCCCTGCACCCCGGTGTAGTGTCCGGGCTTGTGATATTGCCAATGCACTTCAAGCGTTGCGGTCACAACGTGTTCGCTTAAGTACTCGGCAGCCTGGTCATCGGTGACCCATTCCGACAGAACGTCAATTTGCATGATTTGCTTGGTCACAGGGTCACCTCTGTGTCGCGGTGAGCGCATAGAAACGCAGCCTCGGCGGCGTAGATTTCGTCAATGCAAGCGTCAAACGCAAACTCGTTGTCAACGTCAACGCAAGCGCGTTCGTTGTGTGCGCGAACAACGCGCTGGCTAACGGCATCGTTAATCTCGCGAGCGGCCGCAACAAGAACGTCACAGTAGATGCGAGCAAGGTGCGGGTTGGTTTGTGCGTCAGTAACGGTAACTTTGAACTTGGTAGTCACGGTGTCAGTCCTCTCAAACTGCTTGCGTTATCAGCGGCACGCGCCTCTGATTGACACAAGGTACTTACCCGTATATCGACTGTCAACGCCATTGACATGAATTTGTTGACAAAAATATAGATGTATAGTGTTGGCGCGGAGATGTGGGTGAGACTCCCACTTGCGACGAGGCACAAGGCCGTGAGGTACGCCCCTCGTTTCCCAGGCAATGGGGTAACAGAACCTACCGACAGGACAGGGCGCGGCAACGCGCTGCTGTCTGCATAAACCTATGAATAATTTGAACCTTTATGCAGATCGACATAGTTTGGTGAGTGTGTCGATGCGGTCAACATTCCAATTTGACCTGTATTTCCTGCTCCGGAAACAAACACGGCTCGGGACTTTCGTCAACCGAGCCGCGCATCCGGGGATTTGAGTGTACCACGTTGCGGCAGATTTATGGTATGGTGCTTGTAACAACTCCCCGTGTGGGAATTGCCGAGCGGCTGCTACTGCTCAAAATTTCGACAACTGTGGGTGGGGCGGGTAAGCCAGCAGCCGCTCCCCGCTCTGCCTACGGCTTTGGGAAATACGAATGGCGACGAAATTAAAGACTCAAATTTCGCAGGAATGCAAGCCAATTAGGCGTGGCGTGTTCCTCGATTTGCGGCGTGGGTATTTTGTTGCTTTGGACGGCACACACGGGCCGTGGCCTTGCCGCAAAGAAGCGGAACAAGCGTATCAGCGTCTTTGCGCGGCTGAAGCGGCGAAGGTTGCAGCGCGTAGCGTTCGCGTGGCTTGGGCAATTAACGCGAATCAACAGGCAGCGGCAGAGCGCAAGAACGCAGCCCGAGCAGCAGCAAAGGTTGCTGCTGGTGCAAAGGAATCAAAGCGAATTGCACGGGCTGAAGGCAAACACGCGATAATTCGCGAATCGTACGCTTGTGCGCGGCGTGGCGATTTCCGTGGGTGGGCGCGGCTGCACCTTGATTCACGAAGTAAACACGGCAAGGTTTATGAACTACCAGCCGATGCGGATTGTCAACTCATGTGGTTGATTTACCGCCACCGTCCAGAGGGGTTTGAGGTAGACCACATCATTCCACTTGGTAAGGGCAAGCATCATCAAGACAACTTGCAGTACCTTCGTGCGAGCGCGAACTCGCGCAAGGGCGCATCACTGAAGTATCGTTACGCTGATGGTGACCGCATTGAGTGGAAGACCGTGTTGTTAGCGGCAGGTATTCCGATGTGGAGAATCACAAGCAAATACTGACAAACAAACGCATTTATTTCCAAACTCTTTGACCTGGTCGATACGCGCCGATGACGGCATATGCCAACAGGCGATTGACACTTGGTCGAAGGGATGCGGAGACACGGACGGCGGAACGTCCGGCGAAATCATGGGTAAGGCAAGCAACCGTCATGTGAGTTCACCGAATAGTTTCGGATCTCGTAGTGCTTCCAGCGTGGCAACTGCGCTTTGTGCAGACGGAATGAATAGGACGGTAGTAAGACCTTTGTGATCGGTGAGATACCCGGCGAAGGCCGACTGTGTTTGACAGTCGTAGGTGCAGGTGCGCAACCTAGGCGAATTTGTCCTCGCTAAAATTGGGGCAGCACCCTCTTCTGTTGATGCGCGGCTCCGGCCATGCAACGACGCAGTAGCCCCGCCGAGGGGTTACTGCATCCACGCTCTCCGGTCATGCAACAAGGGATGTGCGAAGCCAAGCAGTACGTCAACGAAGCGTCAGCATCGAAGTGCTGGGATTGAAAGAGATTTGAAAAATCTCGTCCTTCCCTTCCGATCTACATCCCCGCTCTAGCACCGGCATTGAGCCTCGCTGAAATCAAAAAAAATCACTCGCCTAAACTTGCGATTTGACATCCCGCTTTAGCACCGGTTATACTTGCGCGTATGACAACAATCACATGGATGGACAACCGAAAGTTGATGGACGAACTGTGGCCGAAGTGGAGACTTGAGCCTGTATTGTCGAGCATCTTGAACGAGAAGTGGGGTCAACTGCATCAGGACAAACTGCAAAGTTGCATTCGCCAGCACCGTTTAGTGCGCGACTCAAAGCCTGATATATCAGCGATACACAAGGCGTACTGCGCTTTGATCCCTCAGAACCTGGTAGGGGAGCGCGAGGTTGAGCAGACCCGCAACGACCTACAGCGTTGCACCCCGATCAGCCCTGAAGAGTTTGCTGAGTGGGATGTGTGGGCTGAAGCGATGTTGAAGAACGTGACGAACGAAGAACTTAAGCAGGTCAGCGAGTTCCTTGGTCATGTACCGGAGTCACGCCGAATCCTTGCAGTTGCCGTTGAGCATGTCCGCAAGCCAAGCGTGAGATACGCGTGAGGTACGAGAGCAAACCAGTATTGCGGCACATGAACGCACTTGCCATGTATTTGCGAGGAGAAGGCTTTACCGTTGGAATGACGCACACCGGATTTATTGCCATTGACTCGGAAGGTGTGGTGTTTCAGGTCAGTCCGTTCAGGACAAGCGCACAGATTCAGCACCCCATACACAAGCGATTCCGTGAGGAATACTCGCGCAAACTCCCACAAACGCATTGGTTTGACGAGCGGATGGAAATTCTGATTAAGTGGGCAAACAATCCAAAGAGCAAAGAATGGACTCGAAAGATGTCAACATCAAGACGACCTGTGCAGCGGACAAACGCATGATGTACCCAACCACCCGCAACAAAGCCAAGATCCTCCGAGCAGCCATGTACCTACGGCATGAAGGCTTTACCGTTGGCCAAACAAAGACAGGGTTTGTCGCTGTTGACGATGACGGCATTGTCATTCAAGCAACCCCGTACCGCACCAGCGCACAGATCTTTCATCCTAAACTCAAGATCTACCGTGAGGAATATGCGCTATCCCTGCAAGAAATTTATTGGTTCACCGAAAAACTGTCATTGTTGACAGAGTGGGCAAAAGATCCAAACGCCAAAGAACCGCCGCGCATCATTGCCATGTCACGCAGACCTGTACCGTCACGGCAAGGAACCGCATGATCCATACGCTTTGTGCTGTACCAATTGCTTTGATCTTCCTTGCCGCATGCGGCTTGTGGCTATGGTTCTTTGACGATTCATCTCCAGACTACGAATGAGACACACCAACCTACCCCACCATTTCTATGTGCAAGTTGACAACCAATACCTCGGCCCAAACATGCCATCCGGCACAACGCCTGGTATGTGGCATGCCATCTACGCTCGACCCGGTCAGTACCTATCTTGCCATGTGATCCTTGCGTCTGGAGCGCACTGGTCAGGCTTGCCGCTTCACGCGCTGTCAACGACCGAGTCCTTTGACCCTGACTTTGATGATTCCTCGCAGCCGTGGGGAGCAATGGGAAACAACATCGAAGCCGTGCAATTCAAGGCACTTGAAGGTTTGACTGTCAACGCGTTCCGCGCCGAGGTGTCAGGCATACACACAGGTATTGTGATTGATTGGGCTGACGGCTACTCGCGATACCCCGCAGAACACAAGCCATTGAGCCTGATCATTGCCGATGAAGGTTGGTTCTTGCTGTTGCCCAACAACCACTTTACCGTTAAGGACAAGCATTTCGTTGACACCAAGAAGTACGTTGATCAAATGAAATTCTATAAAAGAGGCGATCTCGTATATTGGGAAACTGATTGACTTATATACTGACGTAGATGACAATAAACACTTACGACGAATTCAAAACGCATATCCGCGAGACACTTGAGTCGCAAGGATCGACACGCGGGGAACTTGCGATTGCGATGGATCGAGCAGGGATACTCCGAGCGCACACGGTGAGGTGCTTGCTTGGTACGCCTGGTACGGTGATCGGCAAACGAAAGCCAGCGTTCGACTCTGCGCTTGCCATTGCCGGCGCAGCGGGGTTTGACATCGTCCTGCGTAAACGCACATGATCACCAAGCGTATAGCCATCGTCGCTGTTAATGAAGACGGCTATCGCATCGGGCAATCGCATCACAACGCAAGAATCTCAGATTATGCAGTACAGTGCATAAGAGACGCACGGGAGGAAAGAGGGCTTTCCTACGGCAAATTAGCGTCAATGTTTAAACTCTCAAAGTCCACCATACAGAAACTATGCAACTATGAAAGACGCGCCCAAATCCCTCGCGCTTACAAAAAAGTCACCCAGTACCTCTGTGATCAAACGGCCAGTGGGCAAGCCGAAACGCGGCCCGGTCATGCACAACCCCAAGGCAGCGGAAGTACTTGATTGGCTGTCAACGGGTGGAACCCTGCTTGAGTTTGCCAACCGCAAAGGCAACCCGGATGTGCGGACGGTTCACCTATGGAAAGAGGAAGACGAGGAATTTGCTGCACTCTATAAGGTCGCCCGTGACAAGGGACAAGAGGCAATGCTTGAGGAATGCAAGACCCTGTGCGACACGGAGCCTACAGACGCAGTACAAGCCGCCTGGAGGCGTTTGCAGGTCGATACCCGGATGAAGTGCCTTCGGATGTGGAACCCCGCCCGGTGGGCAGAGCGCGTTGACATGAACCATTCCGGTGGCATTAGCCTGATGGTGGCAACAGGCGTACCGGAGCGGTAATGGCTCGCACCGTCAGTTTGCAGTACAAGCCGCGAGCATGGCAGCGGGCTTGCCATGTCAATAAGCGCAGGTTCACTGTGTTGGCACTCCATCGTCGTGCCGGCAAAAGCGAATATGCCATTATGGAATTAATTGACAAGGCGATTCGGTTCAAACAGGAACTTGGCCTGTTCTTTTACGTTGCCCCGTATTTGAAACAAGCAAAGGCTATTGCCTGGGCGCGGCTCAAACAGAAACTTGCGCCCCTTGTCATGGAGAACGCAATTGACATTAACGAGGGCGAACTGCTCGTCACGTTTAAGCACAATGGGTGCGTTATTCGTATATTTGGTGGCGACAACCCCGATGCAATGCGCGGTGTGCGACTTGACGGTTGCGTGATTGACGAGGTGTCACAGGTCAAGCCGGAGGTGTGGAACGACATCATTCAGCCGGCATTGTCTGACCGTCAGGGTTGGGCAATGTTCATCGGGACACCGTCAGGCATCAACCTGTTCAGCGAGTTGTACTACCGCGCACAGTCGTTGCCTGATTGGAACGCCGCTCGGTACACGGTTTACGACACCCAGGCAATTGACCCCAAGGAAGTCGAACGCCTGAAGCGCGACATGCCTGAGACTGCGTTTGCTCGCGAGTACCTGTGCGACTTTGCCGCTGCCGGCGATGACCAGTTGATCAGCCTGTCAGACGCTGAACTTGCAGCAAGCCGCGAATATACGGACAAGGACATTGAAGGATCACCCCGCATCCTTGGCGTTGATCCTGCACGGTTCGGTGATGACCGCAGCGTCATTGTCAAACGTCAAGGATTGATCATGTTCCCGCCTCTTGTGTACAGGGGCATTGACAACATGGAACTTGCCGCTCGCGTTGCGTCGGTCATGGAATCTTGGGAGCCGGACGCGGTGTTCGTTGACAGCGGTGCAGGTGCAGGAGTCATTGACAGGCTGCGTCAACTTGACTTTGATCCCATCGAAGTGCCGTTTGGTGGCCGCGCCATTCAACCCGATCAGTTTGTTAATCGACGCACCGAGATGTGGTGGGGCATGAAGGAATGGATTGAGCAGGGTGGCAAGATACCAAACGACGTTCAATTGAAGCAAGAGATGGCAACGCCTGTGTATTGGTTTGACCAGGCTGGTCGCAAGGTGCTTGAGTCAAAGGACGAGATTAAGAAGCGTTTGCAAGGTGGCGCATCACCTGACCTTGCCGATGCGCTCGCGCTGACGTTCGCATATCCGGTTCGTAAACGATCCTTATTCGACAAGTACAGGCGCAAGTCAACTGCGAACGAAGAGTATGACCCATACAAACACGTTGTCTAGTACCCGTATGCACGGTGTAGAGGGCTAATTTATGCTGACGATTCGCCGCGCAACAATTGACGATGTGGAGGTTCTTACGCATATGAGTAGGCAATTCCACAACTTCGCGCCACACGCAGCGATGATCAACGCAACCGACACGGAACTGGAAGCCGCGATCCACGCGCTCATGGAACATGGGTGTGTGTTCGTCGCTGACCTTGGTGGCGTAGTTGTTGCCATGCTTGGCGCGATCATCAACCCCATTTGGTTCTGCCCCCGTGTCAAGATGGCGCACGAACTTGCATGGTGGGTTAACGAGGATGCCCGTGGTAGCCGAGCAGCAATCCTGCTTGTCAAGGCGTACGAGGCGTGGGCAAAGGAACAGGGCGCACAGGTCGCCACAATGTCAGACCTGATGGTCAACACCACCGTGGAGCGGATGCTCACTCGGATGGGATTCCAGGCAAGCGAACGAACATACGCAAAGGAACTGTAATGCCATTATTTACATCAGTTGGACTTGCTCTTGGAGCATCAGCAGCAACCGCAGCCGCAACCGGAGCAGCAGCAATTGGAGCCGGCGCAGCCGCCGCAGGGGTTGGTGTGTCTGCCGCTTCGGCAATGGCGGGGCAGCAAGCGCAACAAGACGCAATGCGTCAGCAGAAGAAGGCGCAGAACCAGGCAACACAGGCAGCAGCCTCGCAGCAGCGTCAGTCCGAAATGGCAATCAACGCTGCCAACCGCCGCTCACCTGATGTCAGCAGCATCATGGCAGGTGCATCAAAGGCAGCAGGTAGTGGCCCGTCAGGAACAATGCTTACCGGGCCGGCAGGTGTTGACCCGAACTCGCTCGCGCTCGGACGCAGTTCGCTGCTAGGTGGATAAACATGAGTCAATACACTGGCGACAACAACTCGTACGAAAACGCTCCAACACGCGACAGGCTGTTCACGCGGTGGGGTCAACTCAAGTCTGAACGTGCGTCTTGGTGGGCGCACTATCAGGAGTTGACAACCTTCATCCTCCCTCGCAATGGTCGATATTTCTCGCAAGACCGCGACAAGGGACACCGCCGGCACAACGCCATCTACGACAATACGGGGACTCGCGCCCTACGAACTCTCGGTGCAGGGATGATGGCTGGTGCAACTTCGCCGGCGCGGCCGTGGTTTCGACTCGGAACCGCCGACCCTGAGTTGAACTCCTACCAGCCAGTTAAACTGTGGCTTGATGATGTCACGAAGCGCATGCAGTTGGTCTTTCAACGATCCAACACATATCGCGCATTGCACGGAATGTACGAGGAACTTGGGACATTTGGTACGGCCGCCTCAATCGTGCTGCCGGACTTCACTAATGTCATCCACCAGTACCCCGTGACTTGCGGCGAGTATTGCATTGCCACGGACTATCAGGGTCGCGTTTGCACCCTGTACCGAGAATTTGAAAAGACCGTCAGCGAACTCGTCAAAGAGTTTGGCTACAAGAACTGCTCAATCAGTGTGCAGAACCAATACGACAGGGGTTCCCTTGACCAATGGATCACCATTATTCATGCGATTGAACCTCGCGCTGACCGCGATCATTCAAAGCGCGACAACAAGAATATGCCGTGGGGTAGTTGGTACTTCGAAGTTGGAGGAGAACCAAACAAGTTCTTGTCCGAAAGTGGATTTGCTCAATTCCCATGCCTTGTGCCTCGCTGGTCAACCGTTGGGGGTGATATCTACGGGAACTCGCCTGGCATGGAAGCATTGGGTGACATCAAGCAACTGCAACACGAACAACTACGCAAGGCGCAGGTCATCGACTACCAGACGAAACCGCCGCTGCAAGTCCCGGCGAACATGAAGAACCGCGACGTTGAGATGCTGCCCGGTGGTATTACGTTTGTCGATGGTGTCAACTCAGGGATCAAGACCGCCTTTGAGGTCAACCTCAACCTGCAACACCTGCTCGGTGACATTCAGGATGTGCGCGAGCGTGTGCGCGGGTCGTTCTACGCTGATCTGTTCCTGATGCTTGCTAACGCCACCGACACCCGCATGACAGCGACTGAGGTGGCAGAGCGGCATGAGGAGAAACTGCTGATGCTTGGCCCTGTGCTTGAGCGTCTGCACAACGAACTCCTCGACCCGCTCATTGACATCACTTTCACCCGCATGGTTGCAGCCGGCATCGTCCCGCCAGCACCACCCGAACTGCAAGGCATGGACTTGAGCGTTGAGTTCGTGTCAATGCTTGCTCAGGCTCAACGCGCCATCGGAACCAACAGCGTTGACAGATTTGTTGGCAACCTTGGTCAAGTCGCCACCTTCAAGCCTGATGTGCTTGACAAGTTTGACGCTGACCAATGGGTTGACGCGTACTCCGACATGCTCGGCGTTGACCCAAGTCTGATCGTTGCCGACAAGCAGGTGGCATTGATCCGCGACGCACGCAACAAGGCGATGGCTGCAAAGGAGCAGGTCGCAGCAATGCAGCAGCAGAGCGAAACCGCCAAGAATCTTGCACAGGCTCCGACTGGCGGCGGTCAGAACGCGCTGATGGATGTGATGAACCAATTCTCAGGGTACGGATCACCGTCACCTTCTCAGGTGTAGTACCCGTATTGTGAATAACGCTCGCTAAATTTATCCAATGAGCAACTATGACCCGCTCGACATCCGTGGACAGGAGCGCACGAAAGCAGAACGCGATCTGCGCGACAAACTGTCCAAGGAAATCGAGGAATCGGATATCAAGTGGTTGATGAGTAGCAAGCGAGGTCGCCGATTCTTGTGGCGACATCTAGATCAGGCTGGAGTATTTAGGCTTAGTTTCAACACCAATGCAATGGCAATGGCCTTTGCAGAAGGAAACCGGAACTTTGGACTGCGTACCCTCGACATGATCCACTCGCTTTGCCCGGAGTTGTACCCAACGATGGTGAAGGAACACAATGGCAGACACACTGACAACGACAACAGCAACAACCAATGACACTGCTGTCGCTGACGCTGCACCCAAGAGCGAAGTAAGCATTGCTGACGCGCTCTACGGTGGCAAGGCAACCGAAGGACAGGAACAGCAAGTTGCGGATGCAACCAAGGCTGTCGAAACCGACGCAACAAAGGTTGACGCTCCACAGGGCGCACCCGAAAAGTACGAATTCAAAGCCTCTGAAGGCAAAGCATTCGACGCAGAAGTGCTAACCGCATTCGCTGATGTTGCAAAGGAATTGAACCTGACCCAGGATGCTGCACAGAAGGTACTTGACCGCATGGCTCCAAAGATGGAGGCGCGTCAAGCCCAGCAGATCGAGACCCTCCGCACACAATGGGCGGACAGTTCAAAGGTTGACAAGGAATTCGGTGGAGAGAAACTCTCCGAGAACCTGTCAACCGCGAAGAAAGCACTCGACCAGTTCGGGACACCTGAACTTCGATCACTACTGAACGAATCCGGTCTTGGAAATCACCCGGAGTTCATCCGGTTTATGTTCCGAGCGGGTAAGTCAATTTCCGAAGACCGCTACGTTGGACAGGCAAACGGTGCAGCCCCATCACAGGGACGGCCGCGAGACTTCGCCAGCCAAGCAGCCTTCCTTTATTCCAAACAGTCCTAATTTATAAGGAATTACTATTATGGCAACTCTTTCTTCTACTAATTTAACGCTTGCTGATTGGGCAAAGCGTACTGATCCAGATGGCCGTACTCCGGTCATTGCCGAACTGCTCTCTCAAAGCAACGAAATCCTTGAAGATTGCGTATTCAAGGAAGGAAATCTGCCAACCGGAGAGCGCGTAGTCATCCGTACAGGTCTTCCGACCGTGTACTGGCGTGCGCTCAACCAAGGCATTCCAAACAGCAAGTCAACGACCGCGCAGGTCGATGAAGCATGCGGCATGCTTGAGGCTCGCTCCGAAGTTGACAAGGATCTTGCGATGCTCAACGGCAACACGGCTCAGTTCCGTTTGTCCGAAGACACCGCGTTCCTTGAGGCGATGAATCAGACCCAGGCTACGACCATGTTCTACGGCAATCCTGCCATTGAACCAAAGTCGTTCCTTGGTCTTGCAGCCCGTTATTCAAGCCTTTCCGCAAGCAACGGCCAGAACATTCTGGATGCTGGTGGCACTGGTTCGGACAACACTTCGGTGTACCTCGTTGTGTGGGGTGACAACACCGTGTATTGCCCGTTCCCAAAGGGATCGAAGGCAGGACTGATCCACGAAGACCTCGGCGAGCAGACTGTCTACAGCGGCGACAACCGTTTGCAGGCTTATGCAACCCGTTACCAGTGGAAGAACGGTCTTGTTGTCAAGGATTGGCGTTACGTTGTTCGTATTGCCAACATTGACATCAGCGATCTGTTTGCTCAGACCGGGTCGCAAGCAACCGGCGCAGCCACCGCACTTGTCAAGATGATGGCACGCGCCATGTATCGCATCCCAAATTTGGCGATGGGTCGTTCTGCCTTCTACATGAACCGTACCGTTCACAGCGGTCTGTCGGTTGCTGCGCTTGACAAGAGCAGTGCTGTCCTCAAAATCAACGAAGGACTCTCGCAGTTCGGCACGGCAAGCAGTTACCTGTCGTTCCTCGGAATTCCGTTGCGTCGCGTTGATTCACTCATCAATGCCGAAGCCCGTATTACCTAATACTTCTACAGAAAGAGAACAACAAAATGATTTTAGATCAAAACCTTCGCTTTGGTTCGACTGGAGCAATCACCACTGCGTCCACCTATGTGTGTGCTGACGTTGTGAATCTTCAGGCAAAAACCGCGTACTCTGCCACCGCATCCGGCAGTCTGTACACGGTTTCTCAGGGAACCCAGAACCTCGACATTGGTTCTGGCACAGACCTGTATGTGTATTTCACCGTGACTACCGCTCTTGCCGGCGGTACTAACGCAACTTTCCAAGCCGTAGCGTCAAGCAGTGCAACGCTCGCGTCTGGAAACATTGTTGTTGGCGAAGTCAGCCTCATTGTGACTGCGAACCTTGGCGTTGGTCAGCAAGTTGCTGTCCGCGTCAGTCCGCAGCAACTCGGTGCTGCTGCACTTCAGTACCTCGGCGCACAAGTTATTACCACTGGTACTTTCACCACTGGTGCAATTTCTGCTGACCTAGTCATGGACATTCAGGACGGCAAGCGTTCGTATGCTTCCGGTTTCTCAATCGTTTAACAGGAAAGTTTTATGCCAAAGGTTCAAGCAAAAATCCTGTGTTTCGTTGACAACGGTCTTCGCCAGCCTGGAGACATCTTTGAATACAGCGGCCCACGGAACAACAACGTCGAGATTCTTGACGGTTCTTGGGACGAAGGAATTACCAAACCTACGGTTGATGCTTCCGGAAGGAAGTGGAAAGCCAAGGGCAAGCGTAAGTCTTCAGATGATGAAGCGGACGTTGACGAAGGTTGAACCTTTGATTTGATTTGCCGCATGGGGGGAGTCGCTGGGAAACCACGGCTCCCCCTTGTTTCTAGTTGAAAGGAGCCACTAAATTGGCCTCAGAAGTCGATATTTGTAACCTTTCTCTATCACACATCGGGGATGAAGCGACAGTCTCAAGCATCAACCCACCTGAAGCATCGTTTCAGGCAGGTCTGTGCGCCCGTTTCTACCCCATTGCTCGCGACTCCCTGCTGCAAATGCACAACTGGAACTTTGGTTCTAAGCGTGTCAATCTTGCACAAGTGACCAACGTGTGGCCGCAATGGGAGTACGCATACGCAGTGCCTGGTGACTGCGTGACCATTGTCAGTGTGCTGCCTCCTGACGCTGCCAACGACTACGCGACGCAGTTTGTCCCTACCGACAGCCCGTCATTTGGACACAACTACTCGCCGCTTATTGCCGCAGGTCAGTACGTCCCGCAGCCGTACGCCGTTGAGGCTGACACCCTTGGTGCAGGTGTGATCTACACCAACCAGGCAAGTGCAATGCTTCGGTATCAGTCGCTTGTTTCTGACCCAACCAAATTCACGCCGCTGTTCGTGATGACGTTGTCTTGGCACTTGGCATCGATGCTTGCGGGGCCGATCATCAAGGGCGATACCGGGTCTGCTGAAGCGAAGCGATGCCTACAGATGATGGCTGGGTATCTGTCTCAGGCGCGAACAAGTGACTCAAACATGCGAAACATCAAGGTGGAACACATCGTTCCCTGGTCAGCAGGAAGATAAACATGCCGATGACACGCACCTTCTTCCGTTCGTTTGCCGGCGGCGAGTTGTCGCCTGAAATGTTTGGACGCATTGACGATGTCAAGTTCCAAACCGGGGCGGCAAAGTTGCGAAACTTCATTGCTATGCCACAAGGCCCGGCAGAGAACCGAGCCGGGACAGCGTTTGTGCGAGCGGTCAAGAACAGCGCAAAGCGCACTCGACTGATCCCGTTCACCTACAGCACAACGCAAACGATGGTGCTTGAACTTGGTGATGGGTACATCCGGTTCCACACGCAGGGTGCGACGCTGTTGGTTGGCACTCCAAGCGCATTCAGCACAACAAAGACCATCACGGCTGTTGATATTGCCACAGAAACTGTGACAAGCAACGCGCACGGCTATGCAAACGGAACACCAATCCAAATTGCAGCCACAACAACAATTCCAGCAGGTTTGTCTGCCCTCACAACTTATTATGTTGTTGGCGCAACCACAAACACATTTCAATTCTCTTTGACTGTTGGTGGAGCGGCAATTGATATTACAAGTACTGGTGCTGGAACAATTACGACAAACCAAGTTTATTCTTTGGGCGATCTTGTAAGTTCCGGTGGGTCAAACTATTACTGCATCCTTGCATCAACAGGCAATCTGCCAACCAATGCAACGTATTGGTATCCGATTCCTTCAGCCGCGTACGAAATCCCTACCCCGTACGCAGAGGCTGACCTGTTTGACTTGCACTATGTGCAGTCTGCCGATGTGCTGACCATTGTCCACCCAAACTATGCACCACGCGAGTTGCGCCGGCTTGGTGCAACAACGTGGACGCTGTCAACAATCTTATTTGTGTCGCCAGTTGCAGCACCTGCTGCGCCAACGGTAACTGCGAATCGTGGTCGATCCATCAACATTTCGGGCATTACAAACGCCGCAATTGCGGTGATTACAACAGTTGCCGACCACAATTTTGCTCTTGGAGATCCGGTTGAAATTAGCGGTGTTCTTGGAATGACAGAGGCAAATGGATTTTGGATTGTCCATAAGAACACGCCTAGCACTAAATTAGAAGTGCAGTCTTACACGACCGGGGCGCACTTTAACAGCACTAATCCACCTGTTGGTATTTACACAAGTGGTGGAAGTATTCAGTACGCCAACCAGTCGCAAGACCTTGACAACTTCTATGTCATTACATCTATTGCAACAAACGGGTTTGACGAAAGTGTTGCTAGTCCTTCGGGGACAGTATTCAACAACTTGAATGTGACGGGCGCGTCGAATGATTTGACATGGACGGCTGTGTCAGGGGCATTGCGATACAACATCTATAAGAAGCAAAATGGTTTGTATGGTTATATCGGACAATCCGATACCAATTCGTTTACTGACAACAACATTGCGCCTGACATGGGAATCACGCCTCCCATCGTTGACCCGGTGTTCATGTCCGCAGGGAACTACCCACAGGCCGTGAGTTACTTTGAGCAGCGTCGAGTGTTTGCCGGCACAACGAACGAGCCACAAAGCATGTGGATGACGCGGTCAGGAACCGAAAGCGATATGTCGTACTCGCTTCCTGTCAAGGACGATGACCGAATCAACTTCCGTGTCGCAGCGCGAGAAGCCAACACCATCCGTCATGTCATCCCGTTGACACAGTTGATCCTCCTGACCAGCGCAGCGGAGTGGCGCGTCAGCCCGGTGAACAGCGATGCGATCACACCGACCACGGTGTCTGTGCGTCCGCAGTCGTACGTTGGCGCAAGCAACGTGCAGCCTGAGATCATCAACAACAGCATGGTGTACTGCGCTGCGAGAGGCGGTCACATTCGCGAACTCGGCTACTCATGGCAGTCGAACGGGTTCATCACTGGCGACCTGTCAATCCGCGCTGCTCACCTGTTTGACAACTTTAACATTGTTGACATGTGCTACGCCAAGTCCCCGCAGCCGCTCTTGTGGTTTGTGTCAACGACAGGCAAACTGCTTGGGCTGACCTACGTCCCTGAACAGCAGATCGGTGCATGGCATCAGCACGACACCGACGGCGTGTTTGAGTCCTGCACCGTTGTCGCAGAAGGCAACGAAGACTCCTTGTACGTCATTGTTCAACGCACTATCAACGGCAACTCGGTGCGATACGTTGAGCGGATGGCAACTCGGCAGGTCAACTTGCTCAAAGACTGTTTCTTCGTGGACGCTGGATCGACGTTTAACGGCACAAACCTGACCGCGACAACCGTTACGGTGACGGGCGGCACATCTTGGGGGCCGGCAGACGTACTGACGATCACCGCCTCCTCAAACCTGTTCGTGTGGCCCGGAACCACCGATGTCAACGATGCCATTGTGTTGACAGATTCCACAGGTGCTTCTTATCGCCTCAAGATCCTCGCTACGAGTTCCCCGACTGTGGCAACAGCCAAGGTGGACAAGGTCATTCCGGTCGCTCTCAGGGCAACTCCGACCACTGTGTGGGCATTTGCACGGGACACGGTCAGCGGTCTGTCGCACCTTGAGGGCAAGACGGTCAGCATCCTTGCCGACGGGGCGGTCATGCCGCAGGTGGTGGTGACCGGAGGGGTGGCAGTCCTTGAACGTGCGTCGGTGGTAGTTCACGTTGGTCTGCCGTACCAAAGCGACCTACAGACCCTGCCAGTGGCATTGAACATCGACGCATTCGCGCAGGGGCGCGTGAAGAACGTCAACCAGGCATGGATTCGGGTGTTCCAATCGTCGGGTGTATTTGTCGGGCCTGACGCAAACAAGTTGACAGAAGTCAAGCAGCGCACCACCGAGCCGTACGGTTCACCGCCAGCCCTGAAATCCGATGAAGTCAGCGTTGCTATGACCCCGACATGGGCGCAGTCCGGTCAAATCTACATTCGGCAGAGCGACCCGCTCCCGCTGACCATTGTCGGCATTACCACAGAGATTGTTGTCGGCAGTTAACAGGAGAAAGACATGAGTTCATTTGCATACGCAGCATCGTCAAGCAGCCTGATGAACATCCTCGGTTCATCACCAACCCCTGCCGGGTACAGCGCGGGTGGATCAACGCTTCCTGCCGTTGGCGGTGCTGTCGGCGGTGCAGCCGGCACAAGTTGGACAAGCGGCGAAGCACTGATGATGGGCGGTTCGATCATGTCGGTGTTCGGTGCTGTCAACAGCGCAATCGGTTCGTTCTACGCCGCCGACAGTCAGAAGACGCAACTCAAGATGCAAGCGCAGAACCAACGGTTTCAGGCGCAGATGTCAGCGATCAACGCTCGCGGTGCTGAGATGCAAGCGCAGCAGTCGCTCCTTGCCGGCGAACGGGCAATCGGTCAGTACACAATGGGTGCAGGTCAACGCCGCGCATCCGCTACCGCGTCAATGGCAGCGAGAGGAATTCAGGGTGGTGTCGGCAGTGCGCGTGAGGTCACCGCAAGCATGGACTTGATCAAGGAGATTGACAAGTTGACCATCAGTTCTAACGCCGTACGTCAGGCCGAGGCAGCGCGAGCGCAGCGGATCAATTACATCAACCAGGGTGTAATCGCAGGTACAAGCGCGAACAACCTCATGGCTACCGCCGGCACAATTAGCCCGTACTCCAGTTCGTTTAGCAGTCTGCTTGGTAGTGCCTCAAGTATCGGGTCAACGTGGGCTACACAGCGTCGTATGGATGAACTTGTTGCAGCGCAATCACAGCGCAGATTCTGATAAAAACCGCAAACCCGTCGAAATCAACGGGATTAAACACCATGCCAACAGTCCCAACATCGTTTGTGCCACAAGCCGACATTTCATCACAAGCGGGTGTCGCACCGTTTGAGGCAACGCCCGGTCAGCCAGCACAGAACCTAGCAGCGGGTCAAGCGGTCGAACTTGGCAACGCATTGGTGCAAGCCGGCAATGTGGAGTACCGAATCGGCGCGATCATGCAGGACAACCTGAATGACGGCAACGCCAAACAGGCTTTGACGCAATGGCAGGCGCAAGCGCAAGACGTACTGCGCGGTCAGAACGGCTACTTCAACGCATACGGCAAAGATGCTGACACCAACTACCAGGCAACGCAAGATGCCCTGTCATCGTCTGCAAACTCGGTGATGGACGGACTTGGCAATGACACGCAGAAGGCGATGTTCATGCAAGCAGCGTCTAGCCACATGACTCAATACCGAGCGCAGATGCTCGACCACAAGAGCAAAGAGGCATTTCGATACGCTGCAAACGAGTCACAGGCATATGTAACGTCGTTAACTAGTGAAGCAATAAACAATTCCGAATTTCGCGACCAAGTTGATCAAAAAGGCAATCCAATTGGCCCATTCAATGCCGCCGAAGGGGCAGCAATTGCCGAAACGCGAAGGCGAGCAGCAAGTATTGGCATCCCAGTTAACTCGCAGCAAATGCTTGAGTTGGAACGCGGGGTTAGAACTGCCATTACAGGCGGTGTTGTCAACCGACTAATGCTCAAAGATGAATACCAGGCTGCGCTTGACTACGTTGTTGAACAGAAAGACAAAAAGTACATTGACGAGAACGCAGCGCAAAGCCTGTTGACATCGGTGTCAGCAAACCGCGACCGACAGATGGCAAGCCAAATTGAGGAATCTATCTCTTTATACGGAACGACTACCACTACGGCTGGCACATCCAACAATGAGTTGCCTGTAAAGGGTGGCGAATACGCCCTTGTCACTCGACCGGGCAAAGACGGCGCAACGCTTTTTGTTGGTGCGTCAATTACTGCCGAGGTTGGCACTCCTGTTGTCAGCCCATCAGACGGCATTGTCATTGGCAAGACCGGAAAAGAAACGGTAATCCGGATGAATGACGGGTCAGAAGTGTTCTTTGAAGGCGTTGACAAGTCGCAATTGTTTGAGGGTCAACGACTGAAACGCGGCGAAGCAATTGGCTCAATTGGAATTGATACCCCGGTGTCGTACCGAATCCTTCGTAATGGCGAATCAATTGACTATCGTAGCGTCAATGACGTTAACCCAATCATAAACAGGGATGCCGCTCGACGGCCGCAAACAGAACAAGAGGCGTTGGCTATTGCTGGGCTGATTGATCGGCGCGAGATCAGGGACGTTGTCAAGCAGAAGATCAGTCAGCGTTGGGCGCAAGACCGCGCAATGGCAGCGCAAGAAAACCAACGCGTTCTTGAAACGGTCACGCGAATGCAAGTGGCAGATTCAAACGCAGCCATCCCGCCGGCATTGTTTGCCGCGCTTACTCCAGCCCAACAGTCTGATGCACTTGGAATTCAGCGCAAGTCAAACGAAACTGGTGCTTTGCTTGAACTAGCAAAAGATCCAAGCAAGTTAACTCGCGAATATATATTTGAAAACTGGAAAAATTTTACCCCTGAGACATGTATCAAACTTCTTGACAAGGTCAATAGCGGAAACTTGATTGCAGCAAAGGTTGATGCAGACATGGTCAACGCAGCACTTGCTGTTGGTGGGATAAAATTGTCAGATGCAGAAAACTTGCAAATGCGTGTCAACATTGAAAAGAAGATCTTTGAAAAGCAGTCAGACACAGGCGTCAAATTGGACGATAAGCAAAAGCAAGAGATCATTGACAGGGCAATTTATGACACCGTGGACACGGGATGGTGGGGTACAACGCTAAAGCCGGCCATGGCTCTTACACCGTCCGAATTAGAAGGACGAATGAAAACGCTTACGTCTGCAAATCGAGCCGCTGTCATTGAACGGTTGCAACTTATTGACGGCATTCGGAATCCGACTGAAAGTCAGATTAAAGAGAAGTGGAAAACAATGGGCAAGGCAGGAACTAAATAATGGACACAGATATTACCGATCCAAGTTTCAAGTACGCCCCATCACAAAATCCCATTGATCCATTGAACAGTTCCGGATCTGCCGCGTTGCCGAACACAATGGCGCAGCAGGTTGACTTTGTTTCGTCCGGCAGTGACTTTGCTGACAACATCAGAAAGCAAACGCGCCAACTTATTGACAATCAAAACAATGCCATGATGCTGTCGATGTCTAAGGCCGCAGCCGGCAACGCCGAAGAGGCAGCAGCAGCGCAGCGACTTGGATACGAGACTGGGGTTGGTGCTGACATTGCTTCACGCAACAAGCAATTGCTTGAGCAGCGTTTGGCTACAGACCGATTGGCACAACTTGACCTGTTTAAGCGCGACCCTGTGCTTGCCCGTATGTTGGCAAACAAGGACTTTGCGGCGGTAGCGCACGATGACCTGCCAAACCTCATGGAGTCTGGTGAGCAGATCAATCCTGACTTGTCGTGGATTGAAGAGTTTCTGATTGGACGAGCAAGAGGGTACAAAGGAACCGAACTCGGACTTACTGGCATGGATATGTTGGCTGCAAAGGCAAGCGGCGTTCCAATTCCGGAATCGCTGCGAGCAAAGGCAGCGCAACAGTCAAAAGAATTGGCTGAACTTCGGGCAAGTGGTGGGTTTTTAGAAAGTTTCGGTGCGCTTGAAGGCAACATTGAGTCAACGATTCCTAAACAAGCAGAGATGGCGTTGTACGGCGCAGTAGCGGGTGGGTTGATACTTGGTGCGCCAACAGGTGGTATTGGCATGGTTCCGGGAATGGTTGCCGGTGCGGGAATGGGAGTGATGTCTGCCGGAGTCGTGCAGTCATTTCAAATTGAAGGCGGCAACTTATTTGTTGAAATGCTTGATGATGGCATTCCTGAAGACACGGCTCTTGTTGCTGCACCAATTGGTGGAGCGATTATGGCTGCACTTGAAATACTTCCGCTTAAGTTTGTGACTGGCGAAGCAAAGAAGTTGATTAAGCGCGAGGTTGCAGGACAAGTCATTGACACACTGAAGCAAACGGGAATGCTTGATGTATTTAAACGATTCTTGCAGTCGTATGGAATTGGCGTTACAACCGAAGTAGGAACAGAACTTGCCCAAGATGCTGTTGGTACTTATGTCCAAGAGATGGCGATGTTGGCAACCGATCCACTGTACGAGGAAAAGTGGAAGTCTGAAAAAGGTCGCGCCGAACTAGCAAAGCAATTTGTAGACACATTTATAGAAGTTGGACAGGGAATGGCAATCATGGGTGCTTTCCTCCCCGGCGCAAACTTCATCGGTGATGCTCGCCGCGCCCGTAAGGCAAAGGCAACGCGCCAGTTCTTTAAGGACATTGACAAGAACGCTTCAGAATCGAAGTTGAAGGGTCGCAACCCGCGCTCATACCAAGAGTGGTTTGAAGAGAAGGCGCGTGGAACAGCCAATCACACCCTGTTCATTGACATTGAGAAATTGCGCGAGGCGATGGCTAAGAACAATGTATCTGCCCAGCAACTCGAAACCATCTTGCCAGGCGTGACCAAGGCGATTGCAGATGCAAAAGGCATGAGCGGTATTGACTTTGCTTTCCCAACATCCGTGTACGCAGCCCGTCTGTCCGACATTGCGTTTGGTCAGGCATTGCAAGAACACATGCGATTTGACCCGAACGACATGTCAATTGCCGAGAACAACCAATACGTCAAAGAGCGTGAGCAGATTGTCGAGGAGATGAAGAAATCGGCAATGGAGTTGATGAAGGCTGACGCTGCTATTGACCAAAGCGCACAGGCCGTAGCCGACAGCGTCACCGCTCAATTGGTTGCTACTAGCAGGTACACAGAGTCAGAATCGCGGTCAATGGCTTCTGTGGCATCGGCTGTTGCAACAGTTATGTCGGCTCGTTTCAACATGACTCCGCTTGATTGGCACAACAAGTATGGCTCAAAGGTAGTTGGCGAAGGACAGGCAGCACCAGCCGCACCACAACAAGTTGCCACAACCGCTCCAATAAATCAACGTCAAACAGTGACTCCGGAAAGCATTACAGAACTTTCCGAAACAACTGCTGCCGCGCAAATTGAAGTGACAAGCGCAATTGAATCAAATGCGTTAAACGAACGTGATGGCAAACGTGCAAATGAATCTCTTTTCAAAATGAGGTTTGCATTAAAAAATGGAAAAATTGCAGATATTGCAGTTCAAACATGGAGGGCCATAAATAGGAATTTGCCGCAATTATCAAAAATGATTGATAAAGCAAACGAATTTCTTAAAAAGAATGGCGTTGAAATTGTTGATCCAACTGGACAAATTTATACGGACGGATGGGCTGAGGTAGAGGTTGTTTCATGGGAACCATACGAAGAAGGACAAGAAAGTCCTGACGAATACCGCGTTGTTAAAACAATGGAACCTATTGTCCGTCAAAACGGTCAAATTATTAAACGCGGTGAAGTAATAGTGCGCGACATTCGTCCTGAGTCTGCTATGTCTCCGGCTGAGATTGAAACAAAACAAAAAAAACAAGATGACATTAAACGCCGTTTAGAGGAGAAATTAGCCGCTACTAAATTAGCAGAACAAGTTTTACCCGCCACGCTTGAGCAAGCGGCAAAGGCAGACGCAAACGCAATAAATGAACAGGCTTCTCAAGAAAGCGATGACACCGTTGCCACTGCTGAATCGCAACCAAACATTCCAACAGCAATTGATGATGCAATATCTCTTGATTCTGTTGCCAAACTAGCAACTAGTCGTGCGTGGGAGCGTGGGCGCGATCTTAAAGTAGAGATGCAAAAAGAAGCCACCACACTTGCTGGTGGTTCCGGTGTCGATCTTCTTATAGATACTCCGCAAACTACTGAATATTTGACGCGTGTTGGTCTTCGTGATGCTTTGTACGCGCTGCGTCAAAACCCTAATTCAGTTGGTTGGTATGACGAGAAAACGCGCCAAGCACTCGCTGTAATGGCGTTGGTGCATCCGGAAATTTTGACAGACGAGAACGCTCGCTTTGCGTTTACATGGGCGTTGGCAGTTACGTCTAATGGAATTAAGGTTGGCAAGAACTTTGAACTTGCCGAAATGGTTTATCGACGATACAAGAGTGACGGCAAGATGCCATCAGATTTGGCTGCTGGAACATCACAGGAAGCAATCAACAATTCACTTAGTTTGTTCAACACATTGCGAGATGCCTGGGGAATTGACAACCTACGTCGATTTGCTCAGACTGAATACACCATTCAAGAACTGAAGTACATCGTTGCCGATACTGATTCGGGCGGCGAATACGCAAGCACGGTAGTCAAGGGTGCTGCCGTACTTGGCCCAAAGATTGGCAATGGCTTCTTTAGCAATCTATACGGCGACTTCCGAAGTCTAACTATGGATCGTTGGCTAGTTCGTACATGGGGTCGATGGACTGGCACATTGATTATGCCAATGCCAGCGCAAACACAGAATGCACGAACGCGATTACAAACGGTCATCACTGCGCTCACTCAAGACGAACGCGCTTCTATGGCTTCCATATTGCGTGAAGCAGTTCCAAAGCAAGCAGCGGTCATTGATGCTGTTGAGGCCGGCAGTGGCGTTGACTTCGATGCACTGTCTTCTGTGATTCAGAAGGCAAGTATGGACAAAGAAGTTCGCGCAAAGATGAATGAAACCTTTGCTGGGCAAGAAGTTCGCAAGGCAGGTAATGGACTCGCCAAATACCTTGACGGTCAGAAGGAAGCACCAGCCGGCCCGGGCGAGCGCGTTCGCATTCGCGGCATCTTTACAACGATTCTTCAGCAATTACAGCAATTGCCCGAATACGCAGAACTCACTATGGCAGACCTACAGGCTGCCCTGTGGTACGCAGAGAAGCGACTTTATGAGACTGCGAAAGAAGATATTACGATAGATGAGGAAAATATCGAAGGGTATGCTGATGATGAAGCACCTGACTACGCCAACGCAGCAGCGGATGTTGCGCGGGTTGCTGGTGTTTCAAACGACAAGATTTCACAAACACTACAGCGAGAATCCAACAATGAGCGATCAAGACAATCACGACTACAAGAGAAAAGTGGCTCTCCCGTTGAAGCCCGTAACACGGCAGCAACTAGAGGATTCTCTGACAATGAAAAACGGCAGTTCAATGGAGCCGCCGTCATTCGCAATGACCGGGCCAGTCGCGGCAATATTGCGGGATCACCCGACCCTTACACCCGAAGCAGCAGTAAGACAAATACAAAGCCTCGGCTGGTAAAACTAATTCGCGCTAGAGTTGTCTCGCTGTTTCAACCGCAAGGAAGATTACGAAACGCACTTGCAGCAGCCGGCGGGGAAAAGCGTCCATTTGACACTCCTAAATTTCACGAATTAGAGAAGTCTGAGAAATCGCCAATAGCGTTTCACCGACTGATTACAGAAAGCAAATCAAAGAGCGAGTTCGGCGCGTCTGTCTATGCGTATACCGTTGAGGAATACGCTGACATGCGTTTGTTTGTATCTGAAGATGCTTTAAGTGGATTTGCATTGAAGGGCGACGACATTGTTTCTGTGTTCTCAATGTCTGACGCAGCGGTTGGTCATGCCCTCATGCAAATGGCTGTGTCTGTAGGTGGACGCAGACTAGATGCATTTGATACGGTGCTTCCTTACCTGTACGCGCCACATGGCTTTCGCGCTGTGGCAAGATTGCGATGGGATGAGGGGCGCAAGCCAGAAGGCTGGGACAAGAAGACGTTTGCCAAGTTCAACAATGGCGAACCGGATGTGGTGTTTATGGTGTACGACCCGACCTATTTCGGGCAGTATTCCAACAAAGATGGCAAGGTTGCTAAATCAGAAGACGCGGCAGTTCGCGTTCAGAAAAAGGCAACGAGCAATATTGCCAATGGTGGCATCCTTGAACAGGCCATGCCATCCGGCAAGCCGCGTGCAACGATTGACCTCAGCACGTTTATTACTACGCTGAACACGGCTGCTGATCTATCGTCATACCTGCATGAGATGGCACATTTCTATATGGTGACATATATAAATATTGCCAACGAGCCTGGTGCGCCTCCTCAAATCACGGCTGACCTGCAAATCATATTTGACTGGCTTGGCATTAAAGACCTTGCGGCGTGGAATGCCATGACGTTTGAGGAGCAACGCAAGTATTGGGAGTCGTTTGCTTACAACCACGAAATCTATTTGTTTGAAGGCAAGTCACCGAGCGTTGAGATGCAGGGTGTGTTTGACCGATTCTCTGCTTGGCTACGAGCAATTTACAAGAATATTCGCGTTGATCTTAACGCCATTTACCGTGAGAAGTTTGGCGAAGACCTGCCGATGCTGACACCCGAGATTCGTGGGGTGATGGATCGCATGTTGGCAACTGAGAAGCAAATCAAATACGCGGAGTCTGTCAACAACATGACACCGTTGTTCTTGACTCAAGAGCAGTCCGGATACGACGATGCACGGTGGGCTGCGTACCAGGCGATGGTGCAGGAAGCGCACGACCAGTCCGTGACTGACTTGACCAAGGCAAGTCTCCGTCAAATGGAGTGGCTGTCAAACGCCCGTACTCGACTGCTCAAGGAAATGCAGGCCAAGCACGACGACATCCGCGACAAGATGCGTAGCGACATTGCTGAGGAGGTTGCAACCGAGCCTGTGTACATGGCGATGTCAGTCCTCAAGACTGGCAAGGGTCGAGTGGCAAACGGCGAAATGGTGGTCTTCAGCGACAAGTACAAGTTGAACCTAGCGATTGTCAAGTCGATGATCCCTGCTGAGAACCTGTCTAAGTTGGGATATGGCAAGTTTGGAATGCTGTCAGAAGATGGCTTGCACCCCGACATGGTCGCCGAGATGTTTGGTTTCAAGAGCGGTGACGAGTTGGTTCTTGCGCTTCTTGCTGCCAAACCTGTCAAGGAAGAGGTTGACAGTAGGCTTGACGCTCGCATGCTTGCCGAGTACGGGGACATGAACACCCCTGCTGAGATAGAGGTGCAGGTACAGAAAGCATTGCACAATGAGGCTCGCGAGCGTTTCATTGGTGTTGAGGCTCGATTTGTTGCCAGTGCTACTCAGCCTGTCCGTGCGATCACCGATGCTGCGCGGTTGGCTGCTAACACGATTGTCAACGCACAGAAGATTGAGAACATCAGACCGAGCAATTACGCCGCCGCAGAGGCTCGTGCAGCACGAGATGCTGCCGATGCCTACAAGCAGCGTCAGACTCCTGAACAGGCTCGTAAGACCTCCTACACCCGCTCCTACAACGAGCAGATCGCTGCTGGGGTCGATGAGGCAACTGCCGTTGCCGAAGCCACCAAGAAGGGCGACCAGGCTGCTACCGCTGCCAAGGATCGTCAGGATGCGTTTGCGGCAAAGTACGGGAACCGCGAGCCGGCACAGGTGGTCATTCGCGCCAAGCAGGCGCAGGTAGTTCAGAACCAGTTGGTCAAGGTTTCTACCGCTGCGCTTGAGGAAGTTGACAAGGCACTCAAGGACTTTAGGAAATTCTTTAAGGCTGACGAGAAGATTG